GGGGGTGGGGAGCGGGCGCGGCGCGGCGGACGGGGGGAGGGGGGGGGGGGGGGGCGGGGGTGGCGGGGGGGGGGCGTGGGCGTGGGGCGGGGCGTCCTCTGGGGTGCCGGCTTCGGGCGCTTCTGCTTCGGTAGACGCCTCGGCGCTAACCTCAACAGCCGACTGCGCAAGGAGGGCGCGCTTAAACCCAGCAGCCTCCAGCATAGCCGCCATCGCTTCCTCTTCCGTGGTGCCGGGATGTCGTGCGATCCAGCCCTCGATCGGGTGACGGTAGCCGGCTTCGGTCTCGGCCACGTCGGCAGCCACGCGCGCCTGTCGCTCCTGATCCGATTCGCCGATCTGGTGATACTCGATCAGGTACTCTTCCGGCTCCACGGGCAGACCGCTCACGCCATCCTGATACGCATTCACGAGCCGCGCCGCCGTGGCTAGCGTCAGCTGGTCGGCCTGTCGCGACGGTGGCACAAGCCCCGCCTGAATGTCTCGCAGGCCCTGCTGCTTGACGACGATCGCGTAGCCGCTCTGACCGCTACCGCCCTTGGCCACGTCGGCAGGACTCAGGCCAGCGTGTACCGCGAGGCTCATGTCATACGACGTGAGCGCGTCACCGAAGGATGCAGGCTCGACGCCGGAACCGAACTGCTCAAGCCGTGCCGACCCGTTGACGTCCGTCACCCGCTGGATGTGGAACGGGCTGATCGTCAGCTTCTCTTGCGCGCCCTGCTCTTGGGTGGTGCCTTGGATCGCGCCGTTGATCAGTACGCGGATCGGATAGCCGGCGTCACGCAGACCGGCACCCCAGAACGTCCAGTAAGCGGCCGACTGTAGTGTGCCGTGCACGAGCTCGCTGCCCTCAAACGGGGCGAACGTGTGCTGGCCCACGCGCCGATGGTAGAGCACGTACGGCATGATGGGGCCGGCTGCATCCGCGTATGGGTAGCCGTCGCCGTCGTAGAACTCTGCGGTCACGTCGACGCGCTCGCCGCCGCCCTTCGCTTCCTCGATCCGGAACACCGGGTCCGCTGGGTCGCGCGTGTCCCACACGTCCCAGCACATGACCTCTTCTTCCGTGCCGTCGTCCTTCACACGCTGGCGTGGCTGGAGGTGCTCGATCGCGATGATCTCGCCTGTCTCTGGGTCGGTGACGACAGAGGCCACGGAGTCAGCGGCCACGGTGCGATACCGCATACCGCCACGCTCGCTCCAGTCTAGGCGCACTAGCGCCTCATTGCAGGCGAGCACAAGCAGGCCCGTCTGCTGCTGCTGTGGCCAGAGGCGGCCCAGCTTGAGCGCGTCGAGGTCGGAGCCGTTCAATGCGGCTACGGCCGGCGTCGTCTTGTACAGCGTGTTCAGCTGCGACGAGTAGACCTTGAGCGCGTTGTGGCTCAGGTCCACAGAACGGAATACCACCGACACGTCGGGGTCGAAGAACTCAAGGATCCGCTCTTCGGCGTCCCGGCGCCAGTCGCCTGTCACCATCCTGTGGCGGCGGCCCGTCTCTTCCCAGCGTTCGCGGTCGTACTTGCTGCGTGGCTTTACGTTGCTCATGGTCACCCGATCCGGAGTGTGGGCTGCTTCGATACTGGCGCGCGCAGCAGGTCATGGATAGCATAACGCAGCGCGTCGATCGGATCCTTGAGGTCCCGATCCTTGGGGCCGGTGTAGTTCTGGATCGCGTTGACAAGCCGCTTGCAGTCCTGATGCACGTAGAGGCGGCCTTCGCGCATGGCGTGGTGTAGCGCCGTCTCTCCGCTGTTGACAGAGCCGCCACGCTTGTCGGGGGTCAGTACGGTGATCGGGCTGATGCGGTGGTCGTACTCGGCCGCGATCGCGTCCTCAATGAAGCGGTTGTACTGGCGGCCTTCGCCCATGAATCCGGCGGAGTTGATGTCACCGAAGCAGGTGATGCCGTACGGGTCAAGGCCCACGCCTTCGAGCAGGTCACGCAGGCCAGCGGCCACGTCGGCCGGAGTCGTCGCGCCCCTGCCACTCCACTCGCCCACCACGTAGTAGGTGCGAGAGTCGCGGTCGCAGCCAACGAGCAGGGTGATCTGCTTGCCGTCGCCTTCGCCGTGGTCCATTCCGATCCGGAACTCCATCCCCGATGGGTAGAAGGAAGCGTCGTCCGTGAGGTGGTGCGGCTGGAACGACACGAAGCGCCGGCCCTCGGTGGCCGATTCCCACGCCCCGTCACGCCGCTGTGCGATCTGCCACGGCGACATCTCGCTGATCGCCTGCTCGATGTTCTCACGCGATCGGATCACGTCGCCGTGGATCGTCGTGCAGTCGGCTACCGTGAGGCGCGGGCGGAACTGTGCCCACTCCATCGTGGGGGCGATGCCCTGCTCGGGGTCGCCCTCGATGCGCAGGCGCAGCCAGGAGAGGTCGCCGGCATTCACGGGCGTGAACTGCATGAGTACGGGGCCGCCGCTGTAGGCGAGGCGCTGTAGGAAGCCATCGAAGTGGCGTTCTTTCGGGGGCTCGTCGATGTAGCCAGCGCCGGCCGTGATGGACTCAAGCGCTTGCAGGTTCTGGGTACCCGAACGGAACTCGACTACCTGGCCGTTCTTCAGCTTGAGCAAGCGACGACGACCGACGTAGAAGCCCTGTCCGGGCAGGTAGCGACAGTCGGCGTGCAGCTGGTCGCGGTAGCCCCACTCCCACATGCGATCGCAGAACGAACCATAGCCGCCGTCTAGGTCCTTCAGCATCACGAGGAAGGGTAGCGGCGTATCGTCCAGTGGCAGCGGCGGGCGGAACGGGTGGATGCGCAGGGCGTCCCACCACAGTTCGGCAACGAGTGCCGTGGTGCCGCCCACCTGGTTCGGCTTGCGCACGAAGCGCAGGCGTTCCTGCGACTGGTGCAGCGGGAACAGCCCCCACGTCGGGACGTAGAGGTCTAGCGGGCGCCACTGTTCGATCGCGGCTTGGCGTACTTCGGCGGAGTAGGTCACGCCGATAGACTAACGCGGTGGGTTGTGCGCCGCGTATTGCCACTCGGCCAGCCTCACGAGCATGGCGGCGGTTAGCGGCTGGTTCGGGTCAAGCCCAGCGCGGACGGCATGGGGCGCGAGTTCTGCGGCCCACTCCATCACCCAGATGGCGCGGCGCTGCTCTTCGGCCTTGCGCTTGCGCTCGCCTTCCACCGCGACGCGGATCAGGTCGTTGATGGTTGGCGGGTTGCCTCGCAAGGCTGCCCGCTGCGCAATGTTGAGGCCGTCGCCTTCGATGGCGCGGCCAGCAAGGGCGTTCAGGGCGTCGGTTGCTCTAGCCATTGGCAGCACCCAGCAGCGCAATCAGCGCGTCAGCATCGGCGCGCGTGCAGCCGTGCTCCCACATGGTCTGCACGAAACGTGGGCCTAGTTCGTGGTCTCGGAACCACTCGCCGCTCTTGAAGTCAGGCACCATGCACGCATCCACGATGTCGTCCACGATCGCGAACGAGTCGTAGGCTGGATCGAAGTCGTAGGCGGATAGCCAAGCGTCAATCTCCGCGCCTCGCGGCTGGTTGTCTTTCCGGCGTGGGCCGCCCCTCGGCAGGACCGGAGTCATGCCGACCACGGTGTCTAGCGACGGCACCACGCCAGCGTCGAGCAGTAGCGCGCGCAGTTCTTCTAGCGAGTGCGACGTGCGCCAGTCAGACGACACCACGACCTTGCAGCCCGTCACGTCGATGACACGGCGGATCTGATCTTGGCAGCCTTGGTGAAGGCCGGCCTCTGGGAAGCACTCGTGTCGGGCGCGCGGCTTGAAGTAGCAGGGGCCTAGCACGCCATCGAAGTCTAGGAATAGGACTTTCATTGTTCCTCCTGCCAGACCATACCACGGCCCATCTGGCGCAGCAAGAAAAACCCCGCCGGCCCAAAGGGGTCGACGGGGCGGTCGCTTCGTCAGGGTAGGTTGCCCCTCGCTACCCATCACGAGGGCTAGGCGGCCTCGCCGATTCCATCATCGGCGTTACGCCCGGTCGGGGCGGCAGTCGTCTTCGCGCTGGAGGTTGGCGCCCCGTGTGACTGCGGACGGCATCTGACCATGGAAGTGGCGTACCGTGATGGGATTGAACCACCGACCCGCTGGTTAACAACCAGACGCTCTGCCACTGAGCTAACGGTACGTGAGTGGTCCGGGTGGCTGGACTTGAACCAGCGGCCTCCTGCGTCCAAGGCAGGCACTCTACACAACTGAGCTACACCCGGTGAAGTGGTAGCAGGGGCCGGAATTGAACCGGCGAGCACGAGGGTATGAACCTCTCTGGCGACCTTCGCCTCCCTACCACATCACGATAGCACGCTCACGCGGTGGCGTCAACTGCTTTCGTGAATCTCCGCACCGAGCTCGCGGGCCTTCTGGATGGCGTCCGCGCGGGTGCCGATTCCGGTGGCGACACAGGAGCCGTCCCGAAAGATGAGCCACCCGCCGTCGCCGCCAGAGGTTGAGCGGATGTGATGGATGAGACAAAGACCCTTCCCGCTCATCGACCACCAACAGGTGTCGTCTTCGTCTGGCTGGTACCACTCCCCCGA